GCGAAGGGCGCACACGCTGGCCGCACTCTGCTGTCATTTGAGGGCCGAGACTATCGAACGGCAGTGCAGGCCATCGTGGCGGCTAAAGGCGTTCAGAAGCCTCTAGAAGGCCGTCTAGGCGTGAGTATAAATGCGCATCCGCCGGACGCTCGCAGGAGAGACCTTGATAACCTGTTCAAGAGCGTTCTGGATTCTCTCCAGCACGCGAACGTGTTTTTGGACGACTCGCAAATTGATTTTCTGAGCATTCACCGTTGCGGAAAAATAGCGGGCGGCAAACTGGATGTGTTCGTGGAGGAAATTGAAAATGAAGTTTAACGATCCGTGGTCGTGGGGAATTGTGTGGATGTGGACGGCAATCTACGCCGGGTTTGGGCTGGCCATCTGGGGCTCGCACTACGTGGCCTCGATGCTCAGCGATTGGTTGGCATCATGAGCGAGTTCGACGAACACCGGAGCGTGCTGTTGGATACCGAGTTGATGCTGGGCCTCCAGCTTGACCCGGCAACCCAAATGCTGCTGCGCACGTTTGCGGAGGGCGGCAAGGTGCTGGCGTGCGGAAACGGCGGCAGCGCGGCGCAGGCCAGCCATCTGGTAGGTGAGTTGACTATCAGGTTCATTCACGACAGGCGGGCCTTAGCGGCAGTCTCCTTGGCATCTGATGCCGTGGCCCTGACTGCTGCTGGCAACGACTACGGGTTTGAACGAGCATTCAGCCGACAGGTAGAGGCTCTCGGACAACCTGGTGATTGCTTGGTGGCGTTCAGCACTAGCGGCACCAGCAAGAATGTAAACGAAGCGCTGGCGATGGCCAGTCGAATTGGGATGCGAACGTTGGGTGTGTCTGGGCGCAAGGGATTCACTGCGCATTGCGATGTTGACTTGATTGTGCCGAGCAGCTCGACGGCGCGCATTCAAGAGATGCACCTGTTGATCACGCATCTGTTGCTCACTGGCGTAGAGAAACATCTGCCAGCGCTGCCGAACAAGCGAATGATGGTTGATTTGGATTTGCAGGCAATGTATACGGTTCCTTAGTACTTCGTGCTCGACCTTGGGCTAATGCTGGTGGGGTCGTAAAACTGGGCACTGGCTAGTCATCTCGTCGCATCGGGATGTGGATCAGACCTTGCTCTCTCCCATATGTTGGGGGGGTAGGGGGGGCTGTATTCTGAACGCTCGAACATGGATCAGGGGTTAAGAGTAAGATCTAGATCTAGATCTCTTTGAGAAACTCAGAATGGCTATCCAGAAAAAACGGTCTGAAAATATCAATCAAGGCTGCTCTCATGGCATACGATAGCGCACTAACAATTGTGGCGCAGAGCGCGGTTCCGGTTGGTATTCCCGGATCTGGCAGCGTTGGCGTCAATGGCGCTTTGACGCTTACTACCGCTATGGGCCTTACGTATTCAAGCATCTGGCTTTATTTTCCGGCTGGCGCGGTCTACACGAACAGTCCTGCTGGGTCTTACTATTGCGTAATGACAAGTACTACGGTTGGCACTGTGTACAACAACGTCTTGTCTGGTGTTCCTTACATCCCCGCAGTGTTGAATCGCATTGTTTCTGCATCTGTTGGCGCATATACCGCTCCGACCACGGCAATAAACTTTTTTTCGTATACTCTGCCTGGCGGAATCATGGGCGCAAATGGGCAGCTCGTGACGTACGCAGAGGTTACCGTGCCCAACAATGCCAACACCAAAATTGGCACGATTAGTATTGGTGGGACGCAAATACTATCCATTTCGCTTACGACCACAATCACATCAAACGGCATTAAATACCTGACCAATCGCGGCGTGAGTAATGCGCAAATCTCGCGTGCCAGCACTGCAAACAACATTGGCAACAGCGCTGTGGCACTGGCTCAGACGTCAATCGCGACCGATGTCAATCAGACTGTTCTGTTCCAAGGCCAGCTGGCAAACGCATCTGACTTCGTGGTGTTTGAACAGTTCTCCATGTCAAGCTACTTTCAGGGGTAACAATGAAAGAAAAACGATCAGACGGTTATCCTTGCCATCAGTGCGCACCCAAGGACTGGCGCAACGTGCCTGTGATCACTGGGGACTACGATTTCGACGCTACAATCCTGCATCGAAAGAACCTGGACATGATTGGCCGACTTGAACTCTACGTGCGTCCAAAGCGTGCAAGTTACGGGTATAAAACCTCGTATGATGCTTACGAATCTTCAGGAGATGATTGACATGATGAAAAAAAAATCGGGCTACACAATGACGGACAAGGATGAGGGCACTCCGGCTACGAAGATGAAGGCCAAAAAAGCCGACACCTCGACTGGCCAGATGAAGAAATCCGCCAAGTACGAAAAGAGTTCGCCGAAGAAGACCCGCAGCTGATGCCGCTCAAAAAGGCTATCTCGGCCAACATCAAAACCGAGATGGCCCGTGGTAAACCGCAAAAGCAGGCTGTGGCGATTGCGCTGCGCACCGCTGGTAAACCAAAGGCGAAATGATGGCTAACCTGTCCGTAGGCCGTGGCGAGAAACTCCCGACCAAGTCTGGCGCTGGCCTGACCGCTAAGGGTCGAGCGAAGATCAACCGGGAGGAAGGCAGCAACCTGAAGGCTCCGGCGCCAAACCCGAAGACCGAGAAGGATGCTGGCCGTAAGAAGAGTTTCTGCGCACGGATGCAAGGTGTCGTCGATAACGCCAAAGGTGATGCCCCACGGGCCAAAGCCAGTCTGAAACGGTGGAACTGCAAATGACGAAGCCTGGCCTATACGCCAACATCAATGCCAAGAAGAAGCGCATCGAGGCCGGCAGCGGCGAGAAGATGCGCAAGCCGGGAGATGCTGGGGCTCCAAAGGCCAAGGCGTTCAAGGAATCGGCAAAAGGATCGGCAAAGGCCAAAAAATGACGATTGAAGACATCCAGAAAATCTATCGCGAAGCGGCAGAAATCAGCCATTTAGAGGGTCTGGTGGCGGTTTTTGAGGCTGGCGCCAAGGCTCAACGGGACGATCCCGAAACGGCCAAAGTGTCAAACGGTTGACGTTAGTATCAGATGGCAGGAAAAGGCGCACCAAAGGGTAACGATTTCGCAGCACGCGGGGCACGCGTCAGACAGTCGTTAGAGAGAGCGCTTGCGAGGCTGGGTGGCACGGTAGACAAGGGTCTTGACCGAGTGGCCGACCAGATAGTCGGGCTGGCTGTAGAAGGCGAGCAATGGGCCTGCACGATGATTGCCGACCGACTCGACGGCAAACCGCACACGACGATTGAAATGGCAGTAACCGACGAGAGGCCAACAGCACTCAATGCAGAGCAACTCGCAGACAAACTCGCAGGCGCTCTCGCAGGTCGAGCACCAGTTACAGAGCGCACCATTCAGTAGCCTGCTGGCCGTCTGGGACGCACTGGACGGAAAAGGCCAAGACCACGCAGCGATGCGCTGGCTGGCCACCGTTGACCGTTACTATCTTCTGGTCAAACTCCTTGGCCGCACTGACGTCTGGCACCCGTGGCTGTACGACCGCTGCCGGGAGGTCGAGCAGCGACCAGACAACCATCTCGACCTCTGGGCGCGTGAGCACTACAAAAGCACGATCATCACCTTCGCCGGCATCATCCAAGAGATTCTAAAAAACCCGGAAATCACCGTCGGGTTGTTCTCGCACACGAAGCCCATCAGCAAAGCCTTCCTGGCCCAAATAAAACGAGAGTTTGAAGGTAACGAATTGCTCAAGACGCTGTTCCCTGATGTTCTTTGGAGCAACCCACAGAAAGAGGCGCCGGTCTGGAGTCTCGACGCTGGCATCGTGGTCAAGCGACAAGGAAATCCCAAAGAAGCCACCATTGAGGCCCACGGGCTGGTGGACGGCCAGCCGACATCGCGCCACTTCTCACTGCGGGTGTACGACGACGTGGTCACGTTAGAGTCGGTCAGCACGCCGGAGCAAATCACCAAAACCACCGAGGCGTGGTCGATGAGCGACAACCTGGGCACTGCCGGTGGTCGATGGTGGCACATTGGAACTAGGTATAACTTCGCCGACACCTACGCCCACATCATGGGCACAGGCATCAAGCCGAGAATCCACCCGGCCACGCACGACGGCACCAAGGACGGCAGACCAGTCTTGTTCAGCGAAGAAGAATGGGAACGGCGTCTACGCACGCAGCTGGAGGCCACGATTGCCTGCCAGATGCTACAGAACCCGCTGGCCGGCACGCAGCGCTGGTTCAATCCCGACGACTTGCAGACGTACGAGGCCAGACCCGAAACGCTGATGTGCTACCTCATGGTTGACCCGGCCCGCAGCAAGAAGAAGGGGAGCGCGAACACAGCGATGGCCGTCATCGGCATTGACTTCCAAGGCAACAAATATCTGCTCGATGGCTACGACCACAAAATGGATTTGCTGGAGCGCTGGACGCACATGCGTGACCTCTGGCGCAAATGGCGTGTCGCTCCTGGCGTGATTGGAATCAAGGTGGGCTATGAGCGGTTCGGCGCGATTGCCGACATGGACTACTTTGAGGAGCGCATACGCACGGAGAACGTCCAAGGACTGAGCATCGACCCGCTAGAGTGGCCTCACGACTCGCCGGGTTCCAAGGATGACCGGGTGCAGCGCCTGTTGCCCGACATCCGCAACCATGCGTTCCATCTGCCGAGAGAGCCGGGAGACGACGAGCCAGACATGAGTCCCCAGCAGCAGCGGATGATTGCGCAGGGCTACGATTACCGGGTGGCGCGGCCCATCGTGTACCGGGACGAGAACGGCCAGCTGTACAACCTCAGTGAGCGTTTCAAGATGCAAGTGGCGTATTATCCGTTCTGCGGGCTCAAGGACTTGATCGACGCTGTGTCAAGAATTTACGACATGGATCCTCGAGCGCCGGAATATATCGACTCGGACATCATGGAACCGGAGTACAGCTGAGATGACGCAACAGACGATCAACGTGGGCACTGTGGCCGGCGACAACACCGGAGATCCTGGGCGAACTGCGTTTGAGAAAATCAACAGCAATTTCGGCGAGCTATATAACGGCATCGGCGGCGCAATCCTGCTGTCTTCAGTGGCCGGCACCAACACCGTCACGGCGACCTCGACAACCTACACGGCCTACTTCACCGGCAGCACTGTGTCGTTTGTGGCCGCAGGGGCCAACACAGGGGCCACCACGCTCAACATCAACGGGTTAGGTGCCAAGGCCATTACCAAGCAGGGCAGCACGGCGTTAACGCAGGGCGACATCAAGCTGGGACAGATTGTGATGCTGACCTACGATGGCACCCGATTCCAACTTATACCGTCAAAGATAAATCAAATCGTCAGCGTCACCGACTTTGGCGCGGTTGGGGATGGGGTGACGGATGACAGTGCCGCCATCAACGCTGCCATTGCGTCGAATCGAAATATTTATTTTCCGGCGGCAACATATTTTATTGCGTCGTCAATCCAAGTATCTAGTAAAAGCAATGTGGTGTTACAGGGGGCGGGCGTTGATGTTGCAATCATCAAGTGTTCGTCGTCCGCCACGTTTACGGTTCCGGCGTTAGACATCACCAACAGCACCACCGTTTCGGTAAATGGCTTAACAGTTGACTCAAATTCCAATTCTTCTCTGAACTCACTGGCCGTCGTGCGTTTTGTAAGTTGCACAGACACAGTGTTTTCAGACAGCAAAATTCTTCATTCCTATGTTGGCTTAGGCGTTAATTCTTGTGTGCGGTTTCGCGTAGAACGCAATTACTTGAGAAAAAATGCAATCGCGACGACGCTCAACTACAACATCAATGTTTCTTCCACTTTGTCAGTGTCCAGCCAAGGCGAAGTCAACGACAACTTCTGTTTGAATTCCGGAAGCGGATTTATTGGCTCTGACATCAATATTTCTCGAAACCAATTTATCAGCAACAGTTACGGCGCGGGAATTGCCACGTTTGGGAATGGCGCAACAGGGACAACGCCGGGATTTTTTTACGGGAAATATTTTATTTCCGACAATCTCTGCCGAAACGGAACGCAGCGCGATTCAGATGGATATATGGTGGCCGGAATGGAGATTGCCGGCGCGTATTCACGGATTGAAAACAACACCGTCCATGACAACGCTGGCGAAGGCATCAGACTTTTTGCGTATCAAAGCATTTGCACTGGAAACATTGTTTTCGGCAATGGAACTGGCCTTGATGGTACGTTTCGACAGGCCGGCATCGTAACATTTGATGCGACGACAATTGCAAATTACAACGCATCATATTCGTTGATCAGCGGAAACCGTTGTTTTGATAACGGTGGCGGCACTCAGTTGTATGGGTATTACGAACAGCAATCAACGCTGGTCGGCATGACTGTCCAAGGCAATAACTTGGATAACAACGTGACCGGCCCTTATGTGCTGGCGTCATCAAAAGCATTAAACACTTACGATTTCAACACGGTTGTCAATTACACACCAACGATGATTTCAACCTCCGGAACGCTAACCACGGTTGGGGCAATTCAAGGACAGTATTTCCTAAAAGGCCGCATCGTTTATTTCCAAGCACAAGGCACCATTACAACCAACGGCACAGGGGCTGGCTCTATCCAAATCAGTCTGCCAATCACCGCAAGCACAACGGCGACGTCACGGTGGGTGGTGCTTGGCCGAGGCGATAACGTCAGCGGAAAATCTCTTATCGGGGTTATTGCTGCTGGTGGCACAACTGTCGTGTTGACTAACTACGACGCCACTTACCCCGGCGCGAACGGCGAACGAATTGCGGTGACTGGGTGGTATCAGATATGACCTATCAACTTCTGGCTGATTGCATCCGTTCCGGCCAACTTTCCGCGCAGCAGATTGCGGCAGTGATGATCGACGAAGTGTTCAGAGCGTGGTACCAGGTGAAATATGGCCTATAGCAACGCATGGCAAAACTCTCTAGCGTTCACCGCAGACAGCGTTTTGATCAACGCCAGCGGTTCGCCAGGTTATGTCACCAGCCCTAGCACGCCATCATCTGGCGGCACCTATGCACAGTGGTCGGCTGATGGTTACTACTCGCTGTATCTGTATCCGCCGAAAAATCAGGTGCGCGGAGTCCCTGCCGATTTGGGCCTGCCAGTCACGACGCGTCAATTCAGCTGGAACGAAATGGTGAGGCGTGCGTGGGGCAGCGAGTTCTCGGCACCAGACCGCCGGGTTTACGAGTTCTCAAATGGACGAGGCTTCGACTCGACAGACCGTGGCGATACCGGATTTTACGAACCACCGAGCACCTAATATGCACATCATGGAACAAGGCGACCCGGAAGAGCGGAGTCAAATGGAACTGGCCCTTGAGGTCGGCAAAGCGCTGAACCAGCACTATCCAAACCATCCGTGGATTGTGGGCTTTCAAGGTGGCGGCATCGTTGTTCGCCATCTGTTGATTGCCGGCGCCGTGGCCGAGGAGTTGGGCCGGGAAGGTTTTGCATCACTTCTGCCGCGCAACAAGTTGGGCACGCCAAAGGAAATCCAGCGGTCGGCGGTCGAGTTCGGCGGCCAGCTGCTGGAGGCGTTCGGTCTCAAGCGCGGTGCATGGACTGGTGAGCCTGCCATCGTGCCGGCATCGTGGCGTTATCGACAGGAGAGTTTCCGATGAGCGAGAGCACACAGTCCCGACCGCAGCCGCCCAGCATTTCAGACCCGAAATCGGGCGACGCTCCGCTGTGGCTGCTGGGCACCGAGAACATGGACGAGGGTGGCATTGAGCCGGAGCAGTACGAGGCCGAAGAAGACTTTGAATACGAGACCGACCAACCCAACTGGTCGCGCCGAGCCAAAGACGCATGGCGGTTCTCAACGTCATATGTTGACAGCAACTATCGCCGTCTATGGGATGACTCAATCCGGGCTTTCAACAATCAGCATCCCGGCGACAGCAAATACAACAGCGAAATCTTCCGCAAGCGATCGCACCTGTTCGTTCCGAAGACTAGGGCAATCGTGCGCAAGAACGAAGCCGCGGCTGCCGCGGCGTTCTTCTCCAACCTTGACCGCATCGCCGTCACGGCTCAGAACCAGAACGATCAACAGGAACGCGTTTCAGCCGAGGTAATGCAGCAGCTGTTGCAGTACCGGCTCACCAAATCGATTCCGTGGTTTCAGGTTGTCCTGGGCGGTATGCAGGATGCTCAGGTGCAGGGCGCAGCCGTCGCGCATGTTCACTGGCGCTACTCGATGAAGCGAGACGCCAAGGGCAAGCTGGTGCGCAACGAGGACAAGCCCTGCGTTGACCTCATCCCGATTGAGAATTTCCGTTTCGACCCGTCTGCGCATTGGACAGACCCGGTCAACTCATCGCCGTACCTGATCCACGTCATCCCGATGTATTTGGTCGATGTGAAGGCCCGCATGTCGCGCCCAGACCCGAAGGGCCGGCAGTGGAAATCCTATCCGGACTCCGCTCTGGTTTCCGAGAGCGCCGACGACTCGACCCGGCGCACGCGTGTGGGCAACCAGCAAGACCCGGCGCTGGAACGGCGCTCGGTGTCCGATTACGACATCTGCTGGGTGCATCGGCACATCCACCGCTGGAACGGCACGGACTACGAGTTCTACACGTTGCGAAGCGAGCGGATGCTGACCGAGCCTGAGCCGTTGGAAATGACCGTGTTCCACGGCAAGAGGCCCTACGTGATGGGCTCGATGATGATCGAGACCCACAAGCCGTTGGCTCAACCGCTGCCCAATCTCGTGAAGGACTTGCAAGAGGAAATCAACGAGATCAAGAACCAGCGTTTGGACAACGTTAAGTTCGTTTTGAATAAGGGATATTTTGCCAAGCGCGGCAAGAATGTTGATTTGCCGGCGCTGGTGAGGAACGTTCCTGGGCGTGTTGTTCTGATGGACAACCCGCAAGAGGACGTTGTTGAAAACCAGTGGCAGGACGTCACGCAGTCGGCCTACCTAGAAGAAGACCGGAACACCGCCAACTTCGATGAGCTTGTCGGCAACTTCAGCAGCGCCAGCGTGCAAACCGCAAGGTCACCACGTGAGCCTGCCAGAGCGATGACGCTGTTGCAGGCGCCGGCCAACATGCTGACCGAGTACGCCCTGATGACGTACTCCGAAACGTTTGTGCAACCCATCCTGCGTCAGCTGGTGTTGCTCGAGCAGCACTACGAGACCGATCAGAACGTGTTGAACCTTGCCGGCCAGAAGAGCAAGCAGTTCCAAAAGTTCGGCATGGACAAGGTCACGGACGACCTGTTGGAAAAGGAAATGGTGGTGAACGTCAACGTGGGGATGGGCAACACCGACCCCGTGACCAAGATGCAGAAGTTCTTGGCCGGCATCAACAGCTTCGCAGCCGTGGCCGCTCGACCACCGCCGGGAATGAACTTGTCCGAGGTTTGGAAGGAGATTGCGGCGCTGTCGGGTTATCAGGACGGCGAGCGCTTCACGATGGGCAACGACCCGGAACTGATGAAGCTTCAGCAGCAGAACCAGCAGTTAATGCAGGCGATTCAGAAGCTGATGGCAGAGCGCAAGGACAAGAGCGAGGCCAATCAGGTCAAGATCGACACGAACCGAGAGAACAACATCGTCAAGCTGTTGCTGGCCGAACAAGAAGACCAGCATCTCAACCTTCAGATGTACGCAAAACATCTGGCGCAAAAGGACTTGGCCGAGCACGCCAGGCCCATGCAACCGCAGGGCGGCGCACCCACCGCCGGCCAGCCTATCCCGCAGCCGCAATCGCCGGCTCAGGCCATGCCAGGGCAAGGGATGCCGGGGGTTGAGCAGATGGCGGTGATGCAGCGATGAGGCACCTAGACCCATCCGACCCGGTGGTGAACTCTGCCGTGTTTGGCAAACAGGTTGAAGCGTTTCTGACCAGCGACCTTGGCACCTACCTCATCCGCAAATCAGAGGAGGAGGAGGCGTTGGCCGCAGAGCGTTTGATTGTCGGGGCGCACACCATGTCGATAAAAGACATCCTCGCCGAGCAGGCGACGATAACGAGGGCACGGACTTTCCGTGATTGGCTGGCCTACGCCGTGCAGGACGGTTTGCAGGCTCTGGAGATGTTGGAGAGCGAATAATGACTGACGAAGAAGCGAAACGAGAGCAGGAAGCGAAGGCGGCGAACGACCAGCGAAACAACGAGCGACTGGAGAGGCTTAACGCGATTGCCAATCAGAATGACGAGAACGGCGAATTTGACGACATCGAGGACGAAGCGTGGGACGACCAGACGCCGGCAGCAGACGTCCCGGACGCTGAGCCGGAGGAGGTTATCGAGGCCCGCAGTCACGGTGCTGACGATGTGCGCGAGACCAACGGCGAAACCTACTACCGCATCATCGTCAACGGGCAAGAGCGCTGGCTGACATTGCAGCAGCTGCGCGACACAAGCAGCAAAATCACTGCGGCTGACGAGTACTTGCGCAATGCCAAGCAGGCAATGCAGAATGTCGGCGTGGCTCCATCCACGGACGAGCCACAAAGCCGGGAAACCGGCGTCCGCGACATGCTCACGCGGGCATTGATGGGTGAGCAGGAAGCCATAGATGAGTTGGCACGGAGACTTGAACGGACACCATCCCAAACGGACGTGCTCCGCTCTGTGGACGAACGCATTGATGGTCGGTTGACGTTTCGGCAGGCAGTCGATTGGTTTGAGACTGAGTACGCCGACACGCTGAAGATTGAGCCGGTACGTGCGAGAGCCGTACAGGTAGATGCAGAGTTGGCGGCCCAGAATCCCGACATGGATTTCAAGGCCAGACTGAAGATGGTCGGCGATGACGCCAGAAACTATCTACAGCAGCTCCGCAGCCAACTTGGTGTTGTCGCGCAGGAATCAGGCAGGAGCCAGAAGGAAGCCAGAAAAGCGTCAGTTCGCAGTTTGCCAGTTGCCGGAGGTCGGCAATCGGACGGCGGCGAAGAAGGAGACGACGAGACCTACGAGACGACCATTTCCAAAATGGCGCAGTCACGGGGTCAGGGTCGGCCGATCATTCATAAACGTTCGTAAAGGAGGCCAAAAATGGCTGGTCAAGTCTGGGCTGTAAACTCGCTGGGTGGCTTCATGTATAGCCGCCAGCTTTCTAACGTGCTGCGTTCCGCTGTGCAGCCGCTCGTCAAATTCCGTCAGTTCGCCGACGTCCACGACATCAGTCAGCAGGGCAAGAAGAAGGGCGACCTGTTCACATGGGACGTGTTCTCTGACGTCGCCACGCCGGGCGTGGTGTTGACTGAAACCAACACGATGCCTGAAACCAACTTCACGATTGTCCAGGGCACGCTGACGATCACTGAAGCCGGCAACTCCATTCCGTACTCCGGCAAACTCGACAACCTGTCGAAGTTCCCGGTTGAAGACGTTATTAAAAAGGTCTTGAAGAACGACTGCGTCAAGTGGCTCGACCGTGCTGCTTGGACTCAGTTCAACCAGACCCTGTTGCGTGTTGTGCCTACCGCTGGAACCAACACTGCGGCGGTCACGTTGACGACCAACGGCACCGCTACGCTGACGAACAACGTCGCGCTGAATAACAGCCATGTAAAGGCCATTGTTGACACGATGAAGGAACGCAACATTCCGGCCTATATCGCTGACGACTACTACAGCCTCGCTTGGCCGACCACGCTTCGCACGCTGAAGAACAACCTTGAGGTCATCCACCAGTACAGCGACACCGGCTTTGCGCTCATCATGAACGGCGAAATTGGACGCTACGAGAACGTCCG